GTCAGCGTCAGATGTGTATAAGACATGAGTGCCGGCCTGACCATAGCCTCCCACCAGGCGCGCACGGCAGCCTCCCGGGCGACGGCAGGTTGTTCGGCCATGCCGGGCGGGCCTTGGAAGCGCAGCACAGGGATGGCCCCGTCCTGGCGCGCCTCGATCAGGGTGCCAGGCAGCACGGTGCCGGATGAGGAGGTGGGAATGCAGTCCAGCTCCTGAGCCGGGTCGCGCTGCTGGGCGCGGATTTCCGCCTCCCAGGCAAACTCCGCGGCCTCGGACCAGGGCCGGCCGGTAACGAGGCCAATCCGGCGGTAAAGCCCGTCCTTCAGCGCGTCGGCAAAGGTGGTGGTCATGAGGTGATAGGGGACGCGGCCGGCGCGAATATCGGTGACGAGCTGATTGAACGCGCTGGCCTCACCGTTGTGCGAGCTCAACACCAGCACCCGACCACCCCAGATCAGGAGCGGCGTGGCAGCCGCTAACAGGCCGGTTAAGTCGTCATGAAACGCGGCCTCGTCGAGGATCACCAGCCCCTGCTTGCCGCGCAGGTTGCGCGGCCGGGACGAGAGTGCCAGGATCTCATAGCCTGATGCAAAGACGATCCGGAACGCCTTGATATCGCGCGCGTCTGTCGCGAACAGCGTCTCCTCGACCGCCGCTGCGGCGGGGCTGATCGCGCGCGCCCACATCGCGCAAGCGTCGATGAACTCGCGCGTCATGTCCTCCGAATAGCCGATGTACAGCACATCCATGCCGCCGGCGCTGCGCGCCGCTCCGGCGGTCAGGACTGCCGCCGCACCAATCCCCCAGGTGGCGCCGATGCGCCGGGACTTCTCCCACACCACAACCGGGTGGGTGGCGATCGCCAGCACCGCTTCCTGCTGATAGGGCAGCAGCACCGCGGGAAGCGGATGACCGGCGAGTGCATCCGGCAGCTGCGCACTCATGCCTGCTGCACGCCCAGGATCGTCGACTTAATCGCCTCGATCGTGCCGGCCGAGAGCCCCTGCATGGCGGGGTTCGTGGCCACCTCAGCCGCCGCCCGTTCCCGCGCCTCTGCCGCCGCCAGCGCGCGGACGCGCTCGGTGTAGGCAGCATCCGTCCGCAGCGTCTGGCTTAAGTCCTTGACCGCGCGTGCCAGGTGCGCGTGTTCCGCCGGCGACAGACCCTCAGCCTCGCTCAAGGCTTCGAACATGCCGGTCCCGACCAGCTCGGCGATCAGGCGGACCTGCCGGTTTTCACCGACGGCGCCCAAGCGCTCGATCAGGGCCTCGGTGACCTGGCGCGATTGCAGCATCCGTTCCGAGACCCGGTCCAGCCATTGCGTGTGCCGGCCCAAGGCCGAGCGGGAGACCTCGACGTCAAGCGTCTGCAGGTGATTGAGGATCTCGTCGATCGTCCGCCCCTGCCCGCGCAGCTTGCCGATCAGCTCGCGCACCGCCTCGGGTAACCGGTCGATCGAGGAGGGGCGCGCCACCGCAGCGCCCCGTCAGATCCACTCTGGGCGGGCAACGCCCTGGTGGGCGTCCTCACCGGCCGCCACGTCGCGGCCGGCTTGCGTGATCGCCGCCACCAGGTAGGGCCCCACGCGGCTCATCGTGACCAGCGCCTCGCCGTGCAGCCAGGCGACGTCGGCATCGACGGTCGCCCGTGGCGTGCACAGATCCGCCTCGTCCAGTGCCTTATCGATGATCGCGGTGTTGAGCGTACCGCCCGGTCCCGCCGCCAGGATCTGCAGGATGGAAAGCCGCCGTTGGGCGGCGAGAAGCTCCGCGAGTGCCGTCATCCGCGCCGCTCGGTGAGGAGAGCGTCCTCATGGCGGCCGAGCTGCCGCTCGATCCGGACCATCAGCTGCTCCAGTCCTCCGATCCGCACGCCGAGGGCCTCCATGCCACCAACCATCGTCGTTACCTGGATCGAGAGCGCATGGAGGTCACGGGTTCCGGGTGTCTGGTCGAGGCGCGACTGCACCGCTTTCATTTCGGTACTGACCCCCTCGATCCGCTCGTGCAGGGTGCTGACCCGCTTGCGCGTGTCGATGTGTTCGTTCGCGAGCCGGTCGAGCAGCTGCTGTTCGTCGGCTGCGTGCGCCTTGAGGTGTTCCTTGAGCTCCGCCGCATCGGCGCTGAAGCGCACGGTCGCCTGGCGCAGGACAGCCCAGACGGCAGCGGCCAGCACCGACACCACAATGCCGCCGCCGGCCAGGCCGATCTGCATCAGTTGGCCGATCGGCACCGCCTGGTCCACGGTGCCCCCTTAGAACCGCCAGCTCAGCGGCCCCTTGGCGACGGCGCGCCGCCAAAGACCGGTGAGAATGCTGACCAGGGTGGCCGGCCCAGTCACGTTCAATGCCTGGTTGGTAAACTCCGGCGACAGACTGTCAACAGCCGAAAAGTGCAGCATTCCACCCTGGGTAACCGCCTGCTGAACGACCTGGGCGATCGCTGTCACAACGAAAGACCAGAAGGTCCCGGACTGCCAGAACTTTGTCGTCTGCACACCGTCTCCACTCATGCGCCCTCTCCGACGTACTTGCGATAGGATCTCGTCCACCCAACCGCGGTGCCTTTTCCTTCGCTTGTGTTGTAGAACCGCTTGTAGTAGGCCCCGAGTCCTGTGAGATCGTCGGCGTCCGGCAGTGGGGCCGGCGCGCGCCAGTAGACCAAGCGCGCGATCGCGCAGGCGAACAGAGGGTTGGCGGTGATCTGGGCCATCAGGTCCGTCGGCGTGCGGGTGCGCAATTCGCTGACCGCGTTGCTGACGGCTTCGTCCTTGAACATCGCGCGCGCAACATCGTGCGCGGTCGCTGGCTCGATCTGGAAATAGCTGCGCGCAGGGCCACCGCCATCCTGTTCGAGCGCCTGCAGGCTGCTCTCATAGACAGCGGTGCCGATCAGCAGACGCCGCGCGGCCTCGGTGCCCAGTGCGGGGCGCACAAACTCCAGGTGGTCGCACACCACATCGACAACATGGCGGCGGAACTGACGGGCATGGCTGGCGATCGATGGCATTCCGCCATAGATCCACTACCGTGGCACGGCCGGCAGGGGGTCTAAGCCCCCATCTGCCGCGCCACCCGACGCACCCAGCGGATGCCGCACCCCTCCCGCGCGGCAATCGCGGTTATGGTCTCGCCCTGGGTAAGAGCCGACTTGACCCTGGACCGGAACTCGGCGGCGGCAAACGAGCGGCCGGAAGGCACGCTCAACGGCCCCGGCCCCAGCGCCGCCGCCACCTCCCGCGCGAGGTCGAGCGATCCCAGCGCCTTGGTCAGCGCGTGATCAGGCCCCGGCTCCTCCGGGATCCACATCTCCCGGCCGCCGCACGCCCGGGCGAGCGCGAGTGCGGTGCCCAACGATGTTGCCTCCGCCAGTTGCGCCAGGACGGGCGGGAGACTGAGCGCCGGGTCATCCGCCATTCTCGGCCTCCTCCGTTCTCGTGACGGTCGTGTGTTCTCCGCACCACTGGTCCCTGCCGACGGTCGGCCAAATCCCCCGCGCGCCGGCGGGTGTCAGCGTCACGCTGGGCGTCCCACGGCGACACAGCCCGAGATAGGACGTCTCACTCCTAGTTCTCTCAGGCCTAGTCCTCTCAGGCTCCCAGAAGAGGCACGTCTCGCAGCATGTCCTCATTGGCCGACCACCATCCTGGCCCACACACCCCAGTCCTCGCCGAACGCGACGGCGACCGCCGTGATGATGGCGGCCGCGAGCACCAGCGCCCAGAGGTCGACCCGCTGCCGCTCGGCCCACGCCGCGATCGCCTGGCCACGCAGCATCCGCCCGCGCATGATCGCGGTATCGATCTCGCCGCGCGCGATGGCGGCCGCGATGGCTGCTTGATGTTTCGCCAGTTCCGCATCTAGCTCATTCAAGAGTTCGTCGCCGATCATCCGCATCCTGACGGCCTGCATTGCCTGGCGCGCGCGCGCCGTCGCCTCGCTCTCCACCTCACCCCGGTGCGGGTCGAGGCGCACCCCCCCAATGGCCTTGAGCTTGTCACTCACCCTGCGGTCTCCTTCTGTACACGCCTGATCCAGGCACCGAGCTCCTCGATGATGGCGTCCGCCGTCGCGGGCTCCAGGAAATGCGTCGCTGCGACCCGGCCACGCTTGGCGAGGTATGTGTCCAGTCTGGCAGCGGGCGTTTCAAAGGCCCCCAGCTCCGCCAGGCGCCGCCACTGCGCCGCGATCAGCCGGAACTTGGCCGCCGCGCCGGCATCGACCGGCGCCAACCCCACGCCTGAACGCCAAGCGTTGACTTGCGCAGTTTCATCGTCCGTCGGCGCGGCCAGCTGGGCAACGCGCCCCAGCCAGGACTTTAAGCCCTCGATGACCTGGTTGAGCGCCGGAGCGTCGGCGAACCGGAGTGCTGAGACCCGGAAATTGGAGGACCGCACCCAGCGGTCCAACGCCGCTTCGGAGCCGTCGCGCGTCAGGCCGAGATTGTAGAGTGCCCGCCATAGCGCCAGCGCCTTCCTGGCCTGGCCGCTGCGGACCGGTTTTGGTCTCGGCTTCGGTGCGCCCAGACGGACCAGCTCGTCCAGCGCCTGGCGGCGCTCCCAGTCCGTCATCTCCGCCGCGGAGCGCTTGCCGGTCGCGCGCTCCAACACGTCGCGATAGGTCTCGTCGTCGAGGCCCAACTGCCGGCGGCGCACGTGAATCGCCATTAGTTGCCGCTGCCGGTCAGGATCGGCCATCAGCCCTGCTCATACCCTGTCTCTTATACACATCTGACGTGCCGACGATCTACTCTG